AAATAGAGAGGGACACTGATGTCCCTCTCTTGATTTAATCCTATTACTTGAATATGAAGAAGTTGTTTGCACCTAGTGTACACAAAGCTCTTTCAGACAAGAAGTGAACCTCCATTGCATCTAAAGAACTTGTTGCAGCACCACCTGCTGAACCTGTCATCCAAGTCTTGTAACGTCTGTCTTCAGTTTCAGATGCACGGTAACGCACGTGTAAGAACGGTCGTCTTGCATTTTTACCTAGAACTTGATCGTATACATTCATTGTACCAGCTGGAACTAAAACACCATTAACGTTACCGCCAACAAGACCACCACGAAGTGTAGCATCGTTTAAGTATTTCCAGTCAGTCTTATAAAACTCATAACCTCTCTTGAATCCAGAGAAACCTAAGTTTAACGCCATCTCCTCAGAATTATCAAACAAACCGTAAGAAGTTCCACCAGCTCCGTAAGAATTTTGAGCAGCTAACATATCATCGATGTCGAATGAGAATTGACGATTTAAGAACAATGCGTTTTCAGCAATAGCTCCTTGCTTGTCAAGACGTTGTACAATTGAATCAAAATCAGACAATGCAGTTGGATTACCTCCAGACCATATATTACCACGACTTTCAATAGCACTGAACATACCTTGAGTACCAGCACCTACAGTTAAAGTAGATCCAGCTGGGTAAGAAACTGTACCATTAAGTGCAGTAGCAGCACCTGATCCAGAAGCAGCAGGAACGCCTTCTACCATAGCCATCTCTAAGTAATCTTCAAAACGTAGACGAGTCTCGTGCTCTGACTTGATGTACCATAAGTACCCAGCAGCTCCATTTTCAGTAGTTACCTCAACCCATCCAACTTGTGCCATATCAGAACCAGAAACAGAATATTTGTCTTTAATGATAATTGGTTTGTTATCGAAGTACTGATCTTGTGATTCGTTGCTTCCTTCCATTCCTTCAGCACCTTTTCTAAATTCTGAACCATATACAAAAGCAATGATATCAGTGGTAGGGTTAGCAAATCCTGGACTTGTTGCTGAGTAATAAGCAACAGTAAACTGATCTGAGGTTATTGAAGTAATAATACCTTTTTCTAACTTATTTGCAGAAGCTGAAGATAATATAACTGTTTGACCTTTACGGAATACATGTGTACCAGTACCAATGTCAAATGTTTGCTCCCCTGATGCAACAGCTCCTGTTACAAATACACCAGTATATTTTGTATGTAAACGACCTTGTTCTGCCCACTTGATCATGTCAGAGTTAGAAGGAAGTTCTGCACCAACCATACGTAAGAATGATGCGATTGATCTATTACCGTAACGCTCAAATTCTTGCTCATATGTATCAGGAAGATACTGACTCAAGAAGTTGAAATCCGTAATATAATTTGTAGGCAATGTTGCCTTTACTGAGCTAGGAGTAATCGCTACCCCTGGACTTGATAATATTGTACCAGCCATAATTTCTAATTTTTATTGTTTCTAATTACTAATCTATTTCCACGCTCCGCATCTACCGATCTTACCTGAAACCCTTTAGGTGGTGTTATAGACGTTGCATTACGAGTCATATCTATATTTTTAGACTCTCTTGCAACACCTTCTACCGCTTCAGATTTACCTTTTTCATAAAAGAATTTGGCAAACTTCTCTGGGTTAGAGGCAACAGCTATAGAACGATGGAACATCTCAGCGTCTTGTAGGTAGCCATCATCATTTAAAAACTTGTTTATAAAGTTCTTTAATGTAGACTGCTCCTTCAATAGTTCTTGCGATTCAGCTGGCTTGTAAACTAACTTCTTGTCTTCGTCTATACTAAACTTGAAACCTTCAAATTTGTCAGAAAACAATTCATTTGTTTTATCAGCAAAATACTTAGATCTACGCTCCTGATCCTGCTCGCTTGCAGTTGTGGTTTCTCTATATTCCTTGTAAGCTCTATAAGCATCTTTTTCTTCTTGTGGAACAAAAGAATCACCTGACTCAAGTGGAACTTTGTACTGTTCTTTTAAGTTGTTAAAATACTCTTTAGCTTTGGCAAGCTCTTTTTTCTTTGCTACTTGTTTTCTTTTTACATCTTTTTCATCATCAAAGTCCTCATCAAAAGAGAACTTGTTTTGAATCTCCCAACGAACATCATCAGAGTCTAGCTCCTTGTTTTGTTCTTTATAAAAATCAAAAAGCAAAGTGTCTTGGTCCATTGAATTATAATCCTTGCTAAGATTCATAAAATCATTTATCCCTCGACCTGTTTCTTTTTTATACTTCAAGAATGCTGAAACGTCTTCAGGTAGTTCTTCATTTACCTGTCTCTGTTCCCATATATCATCAAGAGATGATATCTCCTTGTTGTATCTTTTTCCTAAGTAAGATATGATTTTATTTTCATCAATATCTGCCTCAGGAACTTCTGCAATATTCACTTGCTCTTGCGGTTCACTTTTAGGATTAAATTTCTCTTCGTGTTCCTTAAGCAATTTTTCTTCAATCTCAACTGCTGACTTTTCTTCAAACTCAACAGCTCTTACTTTAAATTCACCTTCCATTTTATTTTATTTAATATTTTACAAAGTTACAATTTTTTTTATATGTACTTTTCAATGGTACACAACCTAAATCTATCTAGGATTAAAGGATTCTAAATCAAATCCATCCAACGAATCTTCAGTGCTCTCAAAATCAATTGGAGGTAAGTTATTTTTTCTTTGGTTAATCAATTCAGACTGTCTAGTAGCTTGAAGATCAACTCTTTTGTCCTTAGCCTTCTCTTTGTCTTTGTCTCTATTCAACATACCATCAACCTCTATTCCTTTTAGTTGCATGTTATACTGAAATTCTAACTCCATCAAGCTTCTCTTAGCTTCAACCTCAGCCTGCATTGTTCTTATAGCGTAGTTTGCTTCAGCCTCTTTTAATTGCATCTTAGCTTGTGCCTCAATCTGGAATAGCTGTGCCTTCTGTTCAGCCGCCATTTGTTGTGACTGCATGTTCATCTGGCTTTGCATCTGCATCTCTTCTTGTTTCTGCTTCTGCTGTGCTTCCATTCTTTTTCTACGCTTAACCTTAAGCATCTCATTTGCTAGCTTCATGTTATTGATCATTCTAATGTCAATAGCATCTTCTAAGTCAATTGTTTGCTGCTGTAGTGCAATCTGTATGTTCTTCTCTAGGTTTAGTTTTTGTTCTTCGTCTGGAGATATCTCTATAAATATTCCAAAGTCATGTAGATATAATTCCTTTATCTCATCAAGAATACCAACGTTATACTTTCCTATCTGCATAGAGAACTCCTCAACAAAGTCAGAGTACTCAAGTATGTCACCAATTCTTAATGATATACACGTTGCCAATCTTTTTGTTATAGATAGACCAGCCTCTAGTATGTGTCTTGTCGCTGTATTAGAGCTTAGTGCAGCCATCTTCTGTATTCCAACTAGTGCATCTGGATTAGGTGTTGACCCATCCCTAGCCTCATTTATTCCAGTAACGTCACGAATCATGCTTAAGTTATGATTGTAGTTACCAATAAGTGCAGCCATCTTAGACTGACCACTATTTGTATTTAACTCCTGAATAGGAATCCTAGCATTATTAAAATCACCATCCTGCGTATAACTTCTTCCTATTACACTACCAGTTTGGAAGTACATCTTTAATGCATCTTCTGGATTGTATGCTGCACCTGTACCCAAGTCAACTTCATTTATTCCGTCAGCGTCAATAAAGACTCCATCTGGAACAATTCTAGCCATTACCTGTTGTAACTTAAGGTGCGTTAGTTGTATCTGATCTGCAAACGGTATCATTCTCTTAACAAGAGACTCAACATTACCCTTATACATTCTAGGTGCGTATGCAATATAATTAGGCATAGCGTTCTGTGAAGCTGACTTTGGTCGGACCATGTTTTTCATCATCTCCCACTTTATCATCTTGTTAGACCCACCTACTAATATACCATCGTACCACACATCCTTAACAGACTCTATCTTCTCGTACATCATCCCTTCCTCAACTGGAGGATTAAATGATGAATCTTTTCTTATTACCTTTTCGCCACCGTTCTCTAATATTTTTTTCTTCCAAACAAACTTCATGTCTGTCTTGTAGTTAACATAAAGAAGTGTTACGACTTCATTTAAAAAAGCATCGTCCTGATACGTTTTTATTATTGGAAAATAATCATACCAAGCAGAACTAGCGTTTCTTATCTCAGTTAATTCTTCATCTGTTAAGTTTGGATTGATCTTTCTTAGT